TTCAAAAGCCCATTTTTAAGCCCTTTCTTTGAATCGTAAAGCAAAAACGATGGCAGAATTGTCTTTAAAGGATAAGAAGAAACTGGCTGAACAGCTCTTTGTACATAATGATATGGATGGTAAAGAAGTCTACGGTTTTAAAAGATAACATCTTTTCCATGTTGTAGAAGTCTCAAAAACAGGCTTTTAGAACTTAAAAACACCCTGCATCTTTGAGCCATCAACCGCAAGGAATGCAAAAGAACTGGTTACAAATAGAAGCATCTGGAAAGAAAGCAGTCATCAAACTGGAAGGGAAAATATCCCCACTAGCCAAGACCTCTGAATTGTTTGATGCAGAAATGACCAAGCTTGAAAAAGCAGGGGTAACAGAAGCGAAAATCAAAATCAATTCGGTTGGTGGTTCGGTAATCGAAGGCATCAAGATGTATAACCGTGTAAAGGCAAGCCCAATGGCTGTGACCAAAGAGGTTGTACAATTGGCTGCAAGTATGAGTGCTGTTTTGGCATCAGGAGGGGAAATAAATAAACCTGCCAAAATGATGTTCCACAAACCATTCATTCCAAAGTTGGAAAATGCAAGTGCAGCCGATTTGCGAGAAATAGCTGAACTGCTCGAAAACTACGAGACTGAAATGATTGCGATGGTTGCCGAAAGTACCAACCTGAGTGCTGAAGAAATCAGAGCTAAATTTTTCAAAGAAGAAGATACTTGGCTTACGGCTGAACAGGCTGTAGAAGCTGGCATTATGACAGGTCTTGTCAACACTAAAACTTCTTATCAATTACCTCAAAACTGGTTAGAGCTTGATGCTGCTGCTAGTTATGATGCAACCCAAAAAGGAACAAACCCCCAAAAAAATACAATGGAAGGAATCGAAGTAGAAGCAGTTGCCAAAGAATTAGGCATGACCGCTGGCTCAACAAAAGAGCAGGTACTAGCTGAAATAGCTAATGTAAAAGACTTGAAGGCAAAGAATGAACTTTTGAAAGATAAAGTGGCTGCTTTGGAAGCTTCAGTTGAAACCGAAAAAAAAGCAAAGGTTGTGGCCTTTGTCGAAGATGTGATTGCACAAGGTAAAGCAGGTGAAGGTGAAAGAGCGCAATTGCTTTTAGATGCTACAGCAAGCTTTGAAGTTGTAAAACGTGTCTTTGATAAAATCCCTGCAAAGGTTGATTTGTCAAACATTGGCAAAGGCTCAGGGGCTGAAGGTTCAGCTAGTGCAACATCTCGCAAAGATTGGGATTACAACGCATGGTGCGAAAAAGACCCACAAGGTTTGACGAACATGAAGAAAAATGATCGTCCGAAATACGATGCTTTAATTGACGCTTACGCTAATTCATAAGGACATGGCAAATCAAAGATACCCATTCGGCAAGGCCGATCATGTAACACCTGCTTATGCTGCTGCAATCACAGTAGCAATATCCAACTCGAAAACGATCATTGAACCTGCTATTCTCACTGGGAATTTGACATTGAATGTAACTCCTGACCCTGAGCAATTGGAAGGGGATGAATTGACTGTAAAAATCAAAACCACAGGGACTGAAGTAACTACTTTCGGCACTGGGATTGACGGAATTGCTATTACAGGGACTGCTGGCAAGACAAAAACAAAAACATTCGTTTTTGATGGCACAAACTTCATTGCTCATAGTGAACAAATCGACTAATCAAAAACCCTTCTAAAACCCTTTTAAAATGAAAAAGACAAAACCAATAGTAGCGTTTGTTTACTCGCTATTCTTCTCGCTTCTACTTGCTAGTGTTGCTTTTACAGCCACTGCAAGCCCTGCTTTCGCTCTTGCGACTTTTGCAGCTCCAATGGTGTACGCCTTTTGGCCTTCTGTCGAATTGCCAGAAATGCGCTTGTACGATCAGCAAATTTTGAAGATTTTCTTGAAAGACCTTCAGAAGAATCTTTATCCTGCTAATGAGTTTTACAAGGCTTCAAAACTCGATGCTTCAGGAAAGATAAACGGACGTACTGTTTCTGTTGGTCAATCAGGAGCAATCCCAACTATACATGTAAATCCATCCTCTTTTCCATTACCTGTAGAAGATAGAGAAGATAATGTACTTGAATACTTGGTTGATCTATTTGCTACCTCTCCAATTCATCTTCCAGATGAAGAATTAGAAAATCTTCCTTATGACAAGCGTATGGATGTGTTGTCAGACCATGTAGACACGCTTAACACTCGAATCGCTGATACAGCAGCAGTCAAGTTTGCCCCTTCATTGGCTACAAACATTGTTCGTACTTCTGGAACAGGCAATACAGGTTCACTCGCTACAGGTGCAACAGGTACAAGAAAGGAATTGACTTACGCTGATTTCATTGAGGCAATTAGAATCATGGATAACATGGACGTCCCAAGCGAAGGCCGTAAAATGTTAATCAACTCGAACCAAGTAGCTGAAGTGAAGCGAATTGCTGAATTCAGAGACTTTGACAAAACGGGTATTGTTGGTCAATTGGCTGCTGGCTCAATTGGTAAAATCCAAGGATGTGATGTGTTTGTAAGAAGCAGAGCTGCATTATTTACCAATGCTGGAACTCCTGTAGTGAAATCAGTTGGTTCGCTTGCTGCGATTTCTGACAACCAATCAATCCTGATCTGGCATCCAATGTTTGTAAGACGTTGCGAAGGCAATGTAAAGAACTACATGAAAGAAAATGACCCTAACTACTTAGGCTCAATCTTGAACGCTTCAGTTCGCTTTGGTGCATCTCTTTCAAGGCTTGACCAAAAAGGAGCTGTAGCCATCGTTCAGGCTGCTTAGTACGACACAAACCCCGATGAAGATAGAAGCCCCGTAAGGCTTCGCAACTGAAGAAAGAAGCCCTAGTGATAGTCTAGGGCTTTTATTAAAGACACATCGCAAGTTGGAGCAGTTGGCAGCTCGCTTGGTTCATACCCAAGAGGTCAGGGGGTCGAGTCCCTTACTTGCAACTAATAATAATCAATCATTAATATGTTTCACAACTTCTATACCTCTGTTAATAAACATGCTGATGATTTTGGGGGCAGTGTTTTTGGGTTGATTTGGTATTTGATTAAAACCTATTTGGCAAGTAAATTATTTCTTGAAGACTTACATACGCTGGTAATGGCTGGCCTTAGTGCAGTTGTCGGATTCTTGTTTGTGATGATTGTGAGAAAAGTTATTTCAACTGGTGAAAAAAAAGGGAATGGGAACGCTTAAATACCTAGTCATTCATTGCACCGCAACTCCTGAAGGAAGGGCTGTGACTTCCAAAACAATAAGGGAGTGGCACACAAGCCCTGAACCAAAAGGGAGAGGTTGGAAGCAAGTCGGTTATTCAGACATTATCCATTTGAACGGCCTTCTGGAAAACATGGTAAAGTATGATGGAGACAATGAAGTTGAACCTTGGGAAATAACCAACGGTGTAAGCGGAACGATCAACAAAATAGCAAGACATGTGGTGTATGTAGGAGGGATGAACAAAGACAACACGGCTGCAAAAGATACCAGAACTCCTGAGCAATTGATGTCAATGGCAAACTACATCAAACAAACCATTGCCCAACATCCTGACATCTTGATTTCAGGCCACAACCAATTTGCCCCTAAAGCATGTCCAAGTTTTGATGTGCCAAAATGGTTAGGAAGAATAGGTATTTCACCTAAAAATATTTACCAACATGTTTAAGTTAAAGAATATCATAGAGGGAGGGATTGAGTCAATCATTGGCTTAGTAATCATTTTCATTGCCCTGTTTACTGTCTTAACTGGCAAAGCCGATTGGACACAGGCAGGAGTTGGCATTGCGCTTGGTATTGGGCTTTTACCTCTCAAGCTTAAAAAAGCAGGTGGTGAAGTTTCAGTATTCATTTTTTGCATGTCGATGCTTGCGTTGGCTTCTTGTGCCAAAAAGGTAGTATCAAGTAAGACTGTTTCAGATAGCACTATCATTACTTATGTGCCTGTACATGATACCATTAGCATAGAAGGGGAAATCATTAAAGATAGTTTCCAACTCCCTTGTCCTGAAATTTTCAACAAGACTTATGAGGTGAAAGGCAAAAGAGCCAAAGCAAAATTAAAAATTGACAATAAAGGCAAGGCTACTCTTGAATGTGATGTAGCCCCTTATTTAGATGTGATTACACGCTATACTCGTGAAGTCTTTACCCTTCGAAAAGAAAATGAATTACTGCTTAAAAATTGTAAATGTGAAGTGCCTTGGTATTACAAGTGGGCTTTGGGTTTATCTGTATTCATCGCTGTTTTTTTGACAGGAAGGTTCTTATTGTCTTACCTAAAATTTATTTAATCAAATGGAATTGACACCTGAAATAATCGCTGAAGCGAAACAAGTAGCAGAAACGCACAAGCTGAAAGAAGTCTTTGTCACTGAAAAAGGAGAGTTCTTTTCATCAGCAAGAGAAGCTAGAAATAGCAAGGCTAAAGAGGTTTTAAAAGCTTATACAGTCGCTGAAGAAGTACAAGAAACGGAGGCTTTAGGCGAAAATCTTGTACAAGAAACAGGGGCTTCAAATACAGATTTAGACACTGATTCTACAAAAGTAGAAGGTGCTAATGATGCTGAAAAAGAAGAAGTTACTACTACTATCACAGAGCCTGAAGATGAAGAAGGTAAAAGTGAAGAAGTAACAAAATCAGAAGTAGCTGCTGAAACTGCTACAGCAACAGAAGAAGTTGTTGAAAATGCTACTGTTAAAACAGAAAAGAAACCAAAGGCTTCTAAGTAATTTCTAAAACACTTGTACAATGGCTATAGGAGGCGTAAAAGTTATAAAATCTTCACCTAGTTCGCAGGTTTCGCTTACAGGGGACAATATCAGTGGTCTTATCCTGAATGGAGTTGCCACTGCTGGCTTAGCACTTGGAACGGTGTACAGTATCAACGGGACATTTGATGCTAAGGCATTGGGCTTGTCGGATGCTTATGACAAAGCAAATGGTGTGTTGGTCTATTACCACATCAAAGAATTCTACAGGCGTACCAAAAACAAAGCTGGTACAAAGCTTTGGTTCATGTTGGTTGCAACTTCTGTGACTTTGCCAGTAATGGTAGAAGACGCAGGCATTGTGTATGCCAAAAAGCTTATCAATACAGCAAAAGGAGAAATAAAGCAATTGGGCTTTGGTTTCAATCCTGCTGAAACAAAAGCGACAGGTGGTAACGTCAATTTTACGGCTGTTGGTGCTGATGGGGATACCGTTGCAGTTCGAATTACTTTCGACAGCAAAACAATCACTTTAGGAAGCTTCACCAAAACGGCTGCTGAATCAACTGCAACATTGTTGGCTGTAGCTGTTCGGGCTGCAATCAATGAGAACACTGCAACACATGGTTTTGTAGCTGCTGGTTCTACTAGCAATGTCGCTCTTACTGCTCCTGCTGGATATGGTGCAAGCATTAACGGTGGTTCTGTTTTGAACTTGCTTATTAATGGCACTATTGCAGGGACTGTCACACAGTTCAGCTCAGGAGTTGGCTATTCCCCAACCTTGCTAAATGGCTACGACACTAACCTAATCACAGCCATTGCGAAAGCGCAAGCTTTAGCAGTTTGGGCTTTTGAAAAAGGCATGGGTTGTCAAATGATTTTGGAAGGTAAAGCTTTCGTGCCAAGTGCAGGAAGTCAAGACCTTGGAAATATTGATGATGTAGTAGCTCCAAAAGTGACAGTAGTTTCAGGCCAAGACTATGACAAAGCGGATGTTTTGCCGATGTGGTACAAACATGCTGCTATAGGTACTTTTCTTGGAGACGTAGCTGCAAGGGAAATCAACCAAAACCCTGCTTGGACTGAAGTAGGAGATTTAACTGATGCTGCAAATGCTGGTTGGCTTCGTGCTGGTTTTTCGAACCATACTCTTATTGAAGAAGTGCAGGAGATTTGGGACACACTGGATGATAAGCGTGGTATTTTCCCAATCACTTACCCTCTTTCTGATGGCATCTATTGGAACAATGATTATACCTGTGTTACGCCTGAAACGGACGAAGACGGCTTCATCAACGAAAACACGATTCATTACGGGCGTACAGCCGATAAAGCTGCAAGAGTGCTTTATGCTGCTTTGTTCAATGACATCAAATCAACCCAGAAAGTTGACCCGACTACAGGCAAATTGAGCATTGGCACTATTCATTATTTCAAAGGGAAATGTGAGAATAGAATTGACAGGGAAATGAGCAATCAGATTTCAGGCCGTTCGGTGTATGTTGACCCTGATTCAGATTTGATTGCCCCTCCAAAAACGCTGAACATTTCTTTCACGATTGTTCCTGATGGAAGTGCTGATACAATCAAAGTAAACCTTGGACTTGCTAAATCTATTTAACAATGGCAGAGATTAGAAAACAGTACGATAACGCTGATATTGTTATCACTTTGCTTGGGTCGCAACCTCTCAATTTTGCAGGGATTGAATATGCTGATACAGTTGAAAACCAAACCAACAATGGCAGAGGTGGTAAAATAATCGGATATTCTGAAGGCAAAGAAAGCTTTACGGCAACTCTTAGTCTTGGCAAAGAAGAAGTAGACCAAGTGCAAGCTGTAGCTCCAAACAAAGATTTGAAGCGTTTGAAGCCTTTCACTATTGTAGTTTCCTACATCAATGAAGACCAAGGAATTACAAACGATGTGATAATTGCAAAATTCACAGGCAAAACCACTGCAAGTAAGTCAGGGGATATGAACCTAGTGCATGATCTAGTACTCTTGGTGCTAGATATTAAATACGATGTTTCACTTTAAAACCTCACCCTTCCCTCTCCATCGGAGAGGGACTAAATATTAAAACAATGGCTGAAGTAAAATTGCCTTCGAATGTTTCTAAGGAACAATTTGAAGATTGGAAAGAGAAATTTGGCAAAGACCCTGAAGGAAAAGAAACGGTAAAAGTGATTGTGATTAAAAGCAAAACAGCCGATTTGGAATTTCGCTGTGTGGTTCGCAATCCTGATAAAAAAATTCTTGGAATGGCCTTGCCTTTCATGGATAAGAATGTTGCCAAGATGTGCGACATCCTTATTACTAACTGCTGGCTTGGTGGTGAAGAAGTAATCAAAACCTTTCCTCCTTACAACCTGAGTGCAGGAAGTCAGTTACTTGATTTCCTTTCAGATGCAGAATCTGAAATCCAAAATTTTTAGAACTCTATTCAGGAGAGCCAAGCTGGATAGATAAGTGCAATGCTCTCATAAGTTATTACCTACACATCCCCTTCCCTGAAGATTTGGAAGGGGAGCTGTGGGCAAAGAAGTGGCAGCAAGTAGAATGGCTAGTAAGTGAAAAAATTGTAGGTAATAAATAGTAATGGCTGAAAATCAAGGTAAATATCGTGTCGAAATTACTAAGCGTTACGAAGCTTTAGGGCAAACATTGGTGAACAGCACTAATGTAGGCAGTACGGTAAAAGCAGCCAAAGAAGTAGGAAGTAAGATTGTTTACGCTGCTGCAAATACCGCAATCAAGAATGTAGTAGAGCGTTCGCTACTTCGCAAATTTTCAGGGGCAGAGTCGTTTGATGAAGACCCAAACAGACCCCTTAGAAATTCGCTACTTGGTACACCTCTTTTTGATTACATAATTGTAGAACAGGGAACTGAACGCTATGTTTTTCCAAATGACCCTTTGGTAGATTGGGAAATGAGCTACAATGACAATGAAACTCCTGTGAATGGAGCTTTGGTAAATGGAAGCATTGTAGGAGGTACGCCTGTAATCGAGACATCAGGACAAAACCCTATTGCAATCAAAATGAGTGGTTTCCTTTGGGATTACACTTCTCATTACCCTGAAACGCAATTGAAAGAGTTCCTGACCATGTTCAAAAAAGGCAATGTGGTTCAAATAGTTTCAAGCCGATTGTTCAACCTACTTGGCATCAAAGCGATGCGAATAGTAAGAGCTGAATTTACAGCAACAAGAGGTTTTGAAGATACCCAATATTTTGACATTCAAGCATTTAGTTATACACCTGTAGAACTTGAAATTTTAGCCAACTAATGATATGTATTTACTCCTTTTAATCATGTCCTATCTACCTACTTGTCATATCTCATTAGGTACTGTGCAAATGACACAGGTAGAGAGTGTGAACATCAAAAAAAGCATTGAGGCTCAAACCCAAACGGCAACGGTCACATTCCCCAAAGCAGTTTACTTCAAAAACGACAATAAAAAGCGTGTGTCTGAAGTGCTGAAGGTTGGGGATGTTGTCACAATTGACCTTGGTTACAACGGCAAAGAAAACAGGGAGTTTGACGGGTACATTGTGCGAGTTGAACAAACAATCCCTGTAGTTGTGCATATCGAAGATGAAATGTACATTCTAAAAAAAACAATAGTTGAACCTAAACAATGGGAAGCTGCAACGCTTGGGGATGTGCTAAATTACATTGCTCCAAACGTTTCTAAAAACGTTGTAGATACTTCATTGAAGCTTGGCAAGTTTGCGATTGACAAAGTAAGTGCAGCTACTGTTTTAAAATACATTTCAGACAATTACAGCCTTTGCTGTTTCTTCAAAGGCAAAGTACTTCAGGTTGGTTTTCCTTATTCGTTCGTTCCTGACAATGTGGTATATGTCTATGATTTCCAGCGCAATGTTCCTGCTGATGGTCGCAATCTTCAATTCATGACAAAAGATGTGAACACGATCAAAATCAAAGCAATCTCAAACCTGAAGACAGGCAAAAAGCTGATTGTTTGGCTTCCTTCTAAAGATGCTGAAGGAGACATCAGAAGCTTAAATTTTCCTGAAATGACTGAGGCTGAATTGACAAAACTGGCTCAGGCTGAATTGGATAAATTTCAGTACGAAGGTTATAAAGGCAGCGTGAAAGGCTTTGGATTACCTTTTGTGCAATTAACTGAAGCTGTCAGGCTTCGTGACAATGAATACAAAGATCAGGAAGGCAACTATTTAGTTGATGCTGTTGAAGTTGATTTTCAAGTAAACGAATTCAGAAGGGAATGTACACTGGGAAAACGGGTTTAAAGGCAATGCCTTTTTGCACTAGCTGCATGAGTAGCTTTTGCCCTTGTGTATATGGTGCTGATGAACCAGAGCATGAAGAAGACGAAGACGAAATAATTGAAGAAGAAGATTTAGACGAAGAAAATGATTGACAAGTTACTTTTTGAAATCATCAAGAAAAGGCTGAACATTCCATGTTTTGAATGTACGGTTGTTTCTGTTGACAAAACAAAAGACACTTGCAATCTGAAGCCTACTGAAGAAGACAGGGCTGAAATAAAAGAGGCAAGATTGACAGCTACTGTAGATGCTAAAGAAACCAAAATGGTTGCTTACCCAACAGTAGATTCTACAGTTGTTGTGATTTTGCTGAACGATCAAAAGACTGATTGCCTAGTAGTGGCAATGTCTGAGATAGACGAAATAAAAGTGAATTGCCTGAACGTGACCTATAATAATGGCATTGGAGGAATGATTCACATTGACCCTTTTCTTGTCGCTCTGAATGCTCAGGTATCAGCTTTGAAAGCAGCCATTGCAGCAGGGTTTAGCGCACAAGCTGGCATTGATGGAAGCCTTGGTATAAATGCTTACAATTTGCTTGCTACGCCAATAGTGGACATTGTAAAAACAAGTTTTGAAGACACGACAATTAAGCACTAAATGGCACTAGGAGCAAAAGACATATTGCTTGACGAAAATGATGATTTGCAAACAGCAAATGGAGATTTTGTGATTGGTGACAGTGATGAACAAAACGCTGATTTAATTATCCGTTCAGTTCAAGGGAATTGGTTGAATAGTTTACTTACAGGCTTCAATATTTGGCGTTGGCTGAAAGCGAATTTAGACAAGTACCGATTTGAAAGGGAACTGAAATTGCAGCTTGAAGAAATGGAAGGCTATGTGATTGACGAATTAGAATTGACACAAACGCTTGATGGTGGTTTAACGATAGACAAACTGAATTTGAAATGACAACTGTAGTTCAACATAGCCAAACACCTGCTTCTATTGCTGCCAAAAGTTACGGCAGTATTGAAGGGCTGTTTCAGTTTTTGTTGGACAATCCAAGTCTTGATCTTGAAAACGATGCAGTAATTGGCACAAAGGCAATAATCAATGAAAACATTGTTTATATGCCTTTTAGAAGGGTTTTAGAAAAGCCATTGGTAGCAAGTGAACAAACTACTTATTACCACATAAGCACTGACGGGCAAAGCTTGCTAGATGTTAGTTCTCAATGTTTTGGTACGATTGATTCATTGGTTGACCTTCTTGTACAGAATGCTTCAGGTGCAAGTATTACGGACAAAGTAAAAGCTGGAAGTAAGTTTCTGATTGACAAAACGAGAGAAACAAAGCCTGATGTGGTGAAATATTTCACTGATAGAAACAAAAGAGTAAATAACCGTGACAGCAGCCTTGCGCTTGGCGAAGGAATTGATTACATGATTATAGAAACTGATTTTATAGTACGATAATGGCAATACAAACAATAGCCTATTTAAAATCAAAGTTTGAGACAGGAGATAAACCTACTCAGCAGGATTTCTATGATTTGCTGGATACAATGTTTTCTTTGGGTGGTTCATCTTCTTTTAACCCTGAAAACATTACAACTGACTTAAAATTTGCAAACACAACCTCAAATCGAATTTTAGAGCGCAGGCGATTGTCGGGTTCAATTTTACAGTACCTATCACAGATTCAATTTGGAGACAATGATTTACGATTAATTGTCGAAGATTGGGCTACAGGAGGCGTTTTAAAAGATTATGCAAGCTATCAAGTTATTGGAGGCACATTTCATAATTGGATTGTAGGGAACGTTCCTAGTGGAGTGTCTAATTCTATGCAATTGCTAATAGATAGGTTGAACTTGAACAAACCTGCGAGATATTCAAGTGCGCTGTCGCTTGTGAATGATTTAGATCTTGTTTACAAAAAATGGGTAGAAGATAACTTCCCTAAGCTTGTTTCTGGACTAATTCCGACAGTTTTTTTGCCGTCCTATGTAGATGATGTTTTAGAGTTTGCCAACCTTGCAGCCTTCCCAGTTACTGGCGAAAGTGGGAAGATTTACATTTCAATAGATACTAACTTTCAATACCGATGGAGTGGGAGTGCATATGTTCAGATTACTAGTGCAAGTGCTGTTTGGGGTGCAATATCAGGCTCTTTAGCTTCGCAAACTGATTTACAGGCAGCTTTGAACGCAAGGCTGCTTGTTACAGACATTATAAACATTCTGACAGACGCTAGTACGAACAAAGCACTTTCGGCAGCGCAAGGGAAAGCATTAAACGACAATAAGTTAGATAAGCTTTTGCTGCAAAGTTCGCCTCCGACTGCCTCCGCCCACACTGTTGACGGGGTGAAGTTTTTTGCGGATGCGAATTCGAATTTAGGGCTAGTCAAAAGAGACGGGAATAATCAAATCATTACCACGGAGGCTCAAATGTTGACGCTTATTGGTGATATTATTAATGATTATTTCGACAGGCCAGCAACTGGTTTTGCCCTTACAGGGGCTAATATTTCGCAATCAATTGTTGCAAATAAATGGCGTATAGCCAATGCAACGGGGAATACGACATGGCTTCATTTTGCCGAAATAGGGTACATAACATGGTTGTGGCAGTATGATTTTTCAATTAAAATAACAAACGTCAGTAATGGGAATGGCGTTGGGATTGGCTTTAAGCAAGCCAGTGGTGGAGGAAATGGTATTCGTGTTGACTTAAGTGCGGGAGCTAACAGGGGTAAACTTTATTTAGTAACATTTAGTAACTCTGGGGTAGAAACAATTCTACAAACCTCGACCCCAATTTCTTTTACTAACACCACAGACGAACTGTATCTCTGCCTAAGGAGGGACGGGTACATGCTGTACGGAGAGTTGGTTAATATTACAACTTCTGGAGAGGTTGTAATATTGTCTCAGTTGTCTAGCCTTTCAAGCAATGCAATAGAGGCCTTTGGAATCCATTCCAATCTAATCGTAGGAAGCTTTGGCGGAACGCAGGATATATCTAATCTGAATCTAAAATCCTCACAGAAACGAAAACATAAGTTAGCGATTGTAGGGGATAGTAATTCTATTGGGCGAAACTCGGCAGCAGCTTTCGATAAAGTTTATTCACAAGCTTTTGGTAATTCGGTGCATGGCGAAACTGTTATATACAGTGCTGCAGGTGCTAAGCTCACAGATTTTGAAGCTAACATACAAGAATTCCTAAAATACATTGATGTAGATGAGGTCTTCTTGGCTTTAGGTACAAATGATTCGGGTGCATCATTATCTCCCTCATCCTTTTTGTCCAGCTTTAGCAACGTTATTACCATTCTTATAAATAAAGGATGTAAAGTTATCGTTGCGTTAATTCCTCCAACCTCTAATAGCACCCGAAACACTACATACATCGTCCCGTACAACACTGGTATTTTAGCCGAAAGCACCCGTGTTGAGGTTGTGGATTTTCATACCCTTATGAAAGATGGGTCGGGCTTGTTGGCGGCTCAATATGATAGGGATGGTGTTCACTTCAACGAGCTTGCGCATGTGGCTGCAACATCCCTTTTGTCTACACAGTTAAAGCGTTTCAGAAGAATAACCACTACCCCAGCTGACGGCTCGCTGACATATGCCCAGTTCAATACGGTTGAAACAAGGGGCATGATCGTTAGCAACACAACAGTTCAAACAGCTCTAAACACCGAAAGCGGATGGACACTGGGAGTAAAAACAGGAATAAGTAATCTATTAGCAGGTCAGTTTTGGCAGGGACAAAACCTTACCGACACAAACAAGCGGTACGGGTATTTTTGCCCCGCGGACGGGACGGCTTATCGTTGGCTGATTACCGAAGCGATTGCAATTGAGACGACAGGCTTAGTTCGCCCTTATGCGTTAAAATCGGCCAATTACTCATTTACTGCGAACGATGAAAACATCGAATTCGATGCTAGTGCGAATGCGATTTTAGCTCCGCCTTCCTTAGTTTCTGGGCAGAAGTTTTGCATCATGACTGGCGCAACATCTGTCACTGTTACGTTGATCGGTACTATTAATGGAAGCACTAGTAATTCAATTACAGGTAGTTATCAAAAAATAAATTTGCTGTCAACGGGCGTAGAATATAGAATAATATGAAACAGGTTACGCAAGCAAACAAAGCTCTCACTCTGGCTAACAAACTCATTACTCTTGGGGATAATCTTCGTGCAATAAAAGGAATGAAGGCTCTGTATGACATTTCAGAAGAGCCCGTTCAGGCTGATGCTTCATCAAAAATCGCAATTTCTGATTTGATGGGCAATGGATACGACTTGTCGCAACCGACATCTACCAAAAGAGGGACTTACAGAACGAACATCTTCAACGGAAAACCATCCGTGAGGCTCGATGGAACTGATGACTGGTATCAGATGGCTTTAAAGGATATTACAAATAACAAATCTGGGTTTAGTTTTTTTGCCGTTTACAAAAAAGTGGCAGGAACAGGAAGCCAAGCAATATTTTCTTTTACTGAAGCTGCCACTACTTCAAGTCGCTGGGCTTTCTTCAACAACATCGTAACGGCTGTTACTGCCAGAATGTTGCTGACAAAGCCAGACGCTGGCACTTCGTATACAACAGAGTTTGCCCAAAATGACACAAACATTCATATTGTTATTGGCACTGTTGATAATACAGCAGACCCCGTTACAGGGTTAGGCAAACTAATATTATATGTTGACAACGTTGCACTGCCAGCTGTTTCAATTCCAGTCGGAAATTCACCTTCGACAAACTCGCAAGCGTGCATCATTGGTGCTGGCGGGAGTACTACAACCAATTTTTTCAATGGAGATCTTGGTTGTTTAGGCTTTGCAGATGTCACTTGGTCAGCATCTGAGACCAAACCTATCTATACAATTTTAGCAGAAAAATTTATACCATAATTATTTTGCAAAATGGCTAAAACAGTTCAAGAAAATTACAATGATTTAGTTGAAGAAAAAGAACTTCAGACTACTATTTCAGCCGAATTAGGGCAGGAGTTATATACTTATCCTGATGCGATTACTCGAATGAGGGCTTTGCTTGATGAATTGAATTCCAAAAGTGCTGTGGCAATTTGGCGGTTATGGTGTTTTGTAATCGCATCTAAATTAACAATACAACAGCGCATGTTTGACCAAACAAAGGTTGAAATTCAGGCAATTGTAGAAAAAGGCGCAACAATAAACAACGCATGGCTAGTTGATATTGCGTATGATTTTCAGTATGGAGATACATTGTCTTCTATTATCGGAATAGATGGTAAAAAAAGACTTTTATATCAAACCAAGGATGATTCTAAAAAGGTAATAAAAGCAGCATCTTGGAGCAAAACAGCAAATGGAGTTACGCTTCTAAAAGTAGCAGGGGAATCATCAGGGGAATTGGTTGTATTGCCAATAGATCAATTGAATGCTTTCAAGGAATACATAGACATAATGCAGCCTTGCGGTTGCAACATCATTGTTTCCTCTTCAGAAGGTGATGTGATGCTGATGGATTGTGATTTTTATTACAACCCACTGATAGGAACAGCAGCTTATTTTGAAAATGCTGTAAAAGAAGCTGTAAAAGCCAAAATGAAAGCTTTACCGTTTGCTGGTGTATTGACACGTGAAGCCATTGAAGATGCAATTAGCAATGTTTATGGTAGAGTATATTTTGACTTGAAAACATTAAAAGCAAAGAATTCAGGAGGTACGTATGGTTCTGATATTTCTGTAAAATATTATACAGTAGCTGGTTATATTTTACCTGATTCCGATCCTGAAAATTTTAAAGTCACCGCAATCGCACAAGTTGGAGCATAAACTTTACCCAGCATGAAATTATTTCGTTTAGGAGCAGCCCCAAGAAACGGGGTTGGATTTGGTACAACAGATTTAGAATATATCCAAGATGGTATTTCTGAAGCAGTTACAGCCATTGTTTCGGCTCAATTGCCTGAAGGCTATAATTTGCCTGTTATTATGAACGGCTGTGTAGTGACTAAAGTAGGCACAAATTACACACATACAGCAGGGCAAATTTATTACCAAGGATTTATTTATACAGTTGATGCACTGACTACAGCATTGGCTTCTCCTGCTGGTTTTGCAAAGTGGGCAATATTAGAAGTCCCTGCTGCTGATAATCCTGTTGTCTTTGATAATGGTAGTTCTTACAATATTGATATTCACTTAAAATTCAGACTAGTTGCTAGTACTGAAACTGGAATAGTACAATATGATGAAATTAGAAGGCTTGAACATATTCAGTTTAATAAGTCGAAAGAACTATATACTGTTGCTGAAATGCTAATGAAGCTCCCTTCTGTTGATTTTTTGAGTGACTTTTTTGACAGCAACGGTCTTGGGATTCCTTATAAAAAGTATGAGGGATTTGCACTAATGAATGGTTTAGCATCCTTTGGTGGTTATACTTCGCCTGATATGGGAGGTATTGGTTTCGTGGGGACTAATCATACGAATGCTGCTTTTGCGGATGTAAGAGGCGCAGGCGATTATATTGTCTCTCTTGTTTCATCATTAGTTGGAAAATGGAAAACATTGATTAATGCAACAGAATTGCCAGAAGGTACTTTTACGGGGAATGGTGCTCTTCCTGCTCCTTCTAGGGTTTTCCAATCTCCTGTAGTAGGCACCGATTATGGTTTTTTTGGCGCTCAGTCAGCAATGGATATTAGACAGCCAATTAGAAGCTGTATAATGATTCAAAAAATTGCAGAAATTTCCGCTTGATTTTAAAAGTCTTTTAGAAGTGAAAACCAAAGGTATTTTATGCACCTTTGGTTTTAGTTTTTATGTACATTTGAATTTTGCGAATGTATAATGTTCAAAAAAATGTAACTTCCTGCCACTAAACTAAGTTTAATGATTTATTAAATCCAATTTGTGTTTATGAAGATTTTGGTTTGCCTTGGCCAAGTGCCTGATACTACCTCAAAAATTAGTTT